TCTATTTTGCAAATCCATAAAATTTGCATTCTCCCACTCTTCTATTTCATCCTCTTTTTTTACTTTTTTATACCATTTTCTAAAAGTTTGCGGATGTACATCAGGATAAGTTGCTACGCAATCATCAATAATTGCTTTTAATGCTTTTTTGCCTTTAATACCTTCCCTAATTGTCTCAAAACAATCTTCCCTATATTCAATTTGTTTAGTCATTTCTGAACCCCTTTAATAGATTCATAAACATCAAACATAATATGTTCAGATAATTCATTAATTTCATCAGAATCAATGCAATCATCAATTAATTGATTTCTATCATCAATCCACTCTTCACAAAATTCTTTGAATAATTTGAAGTTTTTATTAGATAATTTAATTATTTTCATTTAATATGATTCCTCACCGCTATGTTCTTCCCATTTATATGAAAATTCAGTAAATATTTCTAATCTTTCAATTACTTCTTCCATAGAATAACCACGTTCAATAGTATCTTCTCCAAAAGCTAAATCAGATACTTTTTGTATGAAAAGTTCTCTCTCACTTTCGTTAGTCCATGCCCTATCAATAGGCATATCTTTAAATCGTTGTTTATAATTCATTTTTTTTATACTCCTACTAATACATTATTTTTAGTGTTCCCATGTGCATTTATAACAACATCGGCTTTACTTCCATCACATAAGTTGCAAGCATTACAACTAGTCTTATTTCCCTTTTCAACACTAGCCATACAATGTATAAAGTTTTTAGGATCCTCTACACTTTCATGCTTTACATAAAAACATTTAAAACCTAAACTACTTGCTTTTAAATATTCATCAAAACTATCCACACTTGCCTGTAATAAACCTTTAAAACGTATTGCAAATTGATTTTTCCATTGATGAGTATAACCCGTATGATTTTTTGATACTTCAATAATATTTTTGACTATATCAATTGGGATAAGTGTAGGATCACCACAACTTCCAAACCTTATAGATTTATTTCTAAAAATTTCATAATTTCCATCAAAATAATCATATCTATTATTTTTATATGCTTTATAGACATTTAATGGAGCATGAAACCATTTAACATAACAAGAGTTATTATTATAACCAGCATGAGGACAATTTCCACAAACTGAACTTCCATACTCTCGAAGTTTAAAAGCTTTATGAGGTTCTATACCATCGTATAAAATCCATGTCTGTATCATGTCTCCAGTTTTTTTGTTACTGGTTACAGCCTTTAAACCTGTAGCAATAACTACTATAGGTTTATTATTTATAAGACTTTTGCCTTTAAATAGTATTAACCCATTATTATTTTTATTCATTTGTTTTTATTCTCCTTACTATCTCTTATTAACTTGTTAAAACGTTTTGATTCTTCGGGTGATAAACCACAAAAATAATTTAATAAATTGCCTTCATATTGGTCGGCAAGTTCAATTAGTTTTTTAAGATCTTTTTTCATTTGTTTGGAAGGTTAGAAAAAATTTAATTTGAAAGTATTAGAGACTTTCAAAAAAGGATATATTTAATATCCTTTTTAGTAAGTATCTATTAATGATTTTTTATTCCATTAGTTCGTCTTTTAATTTCTAACTCACAAAAATTAATAAGTTTATTACCTTCTAAACCTAAGTTTTTTTGTGAGGCAATATATTTTAAATAATTTAAGCTAGTTTTTTTTAAATTTTGATCTTTAAAAATCATTTTTTTATATCTCCTTTAAGTTTTTTTATTTCATTAAATACGTTTTTATATTTCTTATTTCTTATTCTTTTTTTAACTGGTATTTGAGTCCCTTCTTTAAATTGACTTTTATTAGTCGGTATTGGATTATACTCTAGCATTATTGAAAGTCTCCTTTTTTAACGTCTATAATTTGAACATCCCTTAAGTTGTTATATCTAACTCTTAAATATCCAACTTTAAAACGTTCAGCATCTTGCTTATTAACAATTGCACCTCTAACTAAGGGATCCAAGTTTTGAAAGTCAAAATTTGAATGATAATGCTTTAATATCTGAGCTTTATTTTTAAAGTCACGCCCGTAGGCATTACTAACCGTTAATGTGTGATTCATTTTTATTTATCTCCTTCTTTAATTTCTTTTTTAGCTTTTATTTTAGCTTCAAATTTTTTAAATTCGGCTTTAATATCTGTAGGATCATTAGATAATAAATCAACGGTATGTGTTATACCGTTGCCATCTGTAATTTCGAAATAAGGCATGGATTAAGTCTCCTATGTTTGGAAGGTTTAAAATAAAACTATTTATATAAAATAGTTTTTTAAAACTATCTAAAATTTAATTAGATAGCTTTAAGAAACTATTATTAAACAACTAGTTCTATAATTTTTTTATCTGATAATCTGACTTTTTTAATATCTCTACTATGAAATAATTCTTTTTTCTTACATCCTCTAGTTATTTTATGATTAATTTTTATATTATATTTTTTTTCTATCATATCTTTATTCATATATCTTTTATACCATTGACTACGTTTAAAATGTTTTGATACTTCATTTAAACTAGTAGCTAGATATTGTAGTTCGTACCCATTTTGAAAAGGTATTTTTAATACCATGTAATCTTTTAAACCACGATTTATAAATACATTAGAACTAAAATATGAGACTCCATTAATCTTATCTCTGTATCCTAGAGCAACTATATCTATAGTTTTTAATTCTTTTAATTTCATTGCTTAATATCCTTTTTAAACTTATCAAATAAAAAAGTATCATCTAATAATTTTAAATTCTTATTAGTTGCAGTTAAACTCTTTTTATATTGAGTCTCACCTCTTTTAATATCCTTTTGATATTGTTGTTTATCCTCTAGTAATTTTTTTCTAAAGGATATATAAAAACTTTTTTCAAAGTTGGTTAAATCTTGTTTAATTTTTAAACTCATGATAATTAAAAAAATAAAAAACTAACTCAACTAAGAGTTAGTTATTGTTGGTTTACTTGTTATAGGTTTATTAATCAATTCCTCTCTTAATTTTTTTTCTTTTTTTATGTCCTCTATCAATACTGTATCTAAGTCTTTTATTGTCATAATAAAAAGCTTATCAAGTATTAAATCATATTCCTTTTCATTGTATCGATACATAGTGTCAGTCAATAATTTAACTGCAATTGTATTGTATTCTTTGCTAGTTAATAATTTTTCATTATCCATATTAAAGACCTCTATTGGCTAACGTGATTGAAGCAACTTCTTTCTGGTATTCATTACCAGTTTTTAAGAGCTGATAACATGCACTGTCACTGTTGTTGTTAGTACATTGATTTAATGTACTTTTATTCAGCCCAGAATCCATCGCTGAAGTAATACCGATGGCAAGTAAAGAACTAAGTAAGAAAAAATTTTTAATCATGGAAGGGTTAAAAATAAATTAATTTTTTTAGATATATCCTTTATTAACTTGTAAGGTATTAAATGTTAAAATCAAAATTATATAAAAATATAAGAATGATAAACAGACAATAGATTTTAAGTAATAATAAAGGATAACTTATTATATACATATTGTCTGTCTATTGTCTAGCTAAATATTAGATTAATATTAAATATCTTTATTTCTTAACATAATATTATTATGATATTATTTGTGGTATTATTAAATTAAGTTATTAAACCTTCCAATTATGAGACAATCTACAACATCAGTTAAAGTAACAGCTGATAAAAAACTTCAAGCATGGATTAATTCTATGCCCGATTGTAGTTATGAATTAACTGGTTTTAAGCATGGTGAATACTATGGAGATACTCAGTTAAAATTATTTCTTACTAAAAAATAAAATGAAAAAAATACAAAACGGATTTAAAATTATTTACCAATTTTCAAGATCAAATAATTACTATCAGAATAGTTTTATTATGCAAACTACATCAAAAGATAAAGCTATTGACTATGCCAAGAAATTTACTACCCACAACAAGTTTAAATTAATTGATGTAGTAGATAATATATAAATATTTTAAAGCTATTGTGGAGGCTTCCAGATAGCTTAAAATTAAAATCATTTTGTAACTATGGGGAGTAGTTGCAAAATTTTTTACGCCAATATATAACACGGGGAACCTAAATATATATTGGTTAATTTTTTGGTTCAACTTTTATAGAAAGTTCTGGAGCTTGAATGTGTACTGTTTCTATAGATTCACCAATTACTTTTCCTAGGGAATCTAGGATTTGAGCAGCGGTTTGGAACTGACCTTTTTTAACAGCTTTATTGAATAGGCGAATTCTCATTGCTTGAAGTCTGGGTAGAAGATTTTCTCTATCTTTTTCCCAATCTTCTTTATTCCATTCTTTAACTTTTCTCCAATCAGTCCAAGCGGTTACTTCGGATATTCCTTCAATTTTTGCGTGTTCTAAGACTAGAGAGCGTGTAGTTTTACCTTCTAGTTGACGTGAATATAGACGTTGAGCACGTTGTTGAACTTGTTGAGCAGTTCCACGAGGGACCATATTAGCTTTTCTTTTTGCAATAATGTCTGGATCAAAAATAGAGGAAGCCACGGACTTACTGTATGGGTATTAATAATCGAATAATAACCTAAAAAAGCGGAAATAGGCTATAAATAGGGGGTAATAGTTGAATTTTCTGTAATTTTTTAGTGTATGACAGCTACAAAACAAGAAGAAATAAGTTTAAGGTATGCTCAAGGTGAGGTATTTAATAGTGAAAAACGATTTCGAGTGTTGGTTGCAGGAAGAAGGTTTGGAAAGAGTTATTTAAGTTGTATTGAATTGCTCAGAGGAGCTATAAATCGACCTGGAGAGGTGTATTTCTATTGTGCTCCTACTTATCGGATGGCAAAGGATATTGCGTGGAAGGAACTGAAGAGATTAACACCAAAGGTGTGGATTAAGAGTAAGAATGAAACAGATTTAAGGTTGGAATTAATAAATGGATCGACTATTGAGTTGAAGGGTACTGAAAATGCGATGGCATTAAGAGGTAGAAGTTTGGCAGGGGTTGTGCTGGATGAGGCTGCATTTATGGATCGAGATGTGTGGGCTGAGGTAATTAGACCTGCTTTGGCTGATAAACAGGGGTGGGCATTGTTTATTAGTACACCAGATGGAACTGCGAGTTGGTTTTATGATATGTGGTGTTTTTGTGGTGAACAGGAATGGGATGATTGGCAGAGATGGAGTTTTACTACGATAGAGGGGGGTAATGTAGCAGCAGAAGAAGTTGAGGCAGCTAAGTCACAACTGGATGCGAGAACATTTAGACAAGAATTTGAAGCAAGTTTTGAAAATCTTACTGGTTTAGTTGCTGTTAGTTTCAGTGATAACAATATTGATAAAGAAGTAGCTGATCTACATATGCTGCCGTTGTTGTTGGGATTAGATTTTAACGTGGACCCTATGGCAGGAATTTGTGCATATAAGCATGACAATAACCTATATGTGTTTGATGAGATCATGCTAACAGGTGGTGCTACCACATGGGATTTTGCTGAAGAGGTTACAAGAAGGTATGGAGTTGATCGTAGAATTATTGCTTGTCCTGATCCTACTGGTAGTGCGAGAAAAACTAGTGGGGTAGGAGTAACAGATCACACGATTCTCAGAAGATCTGGTTTTACTGTTTTAAGTCCAAAAAGTCCGTGGAAGATTAGAGATAAGATAACTGCCGTTAATACTGCCTTGTTAGATGCCAATGGAGATCAAAGAACTTTTATTCATCCTCGTTGTAAAGAATTGATAAAAGCACTAAGAACTCTTACATATGCACCAAATACTGGACTTCCTAATAAAAATCTAGGAGTTGACCATGCTTTTGACGCATTTGGTTATCTTTGTCTACAGCAATTTAACCTTGCAAAACCAGAGACACTCGGTCAAACTGCGTTTAGAATATATTAAGATACCTAATTCTTACTATGCCTTATCACACTGGGATGAAGAAAAAGAAGAAAAAGAAAAAAGGAGGTAAAAAACGTGGCGAATCTTCCTGTAAATAAAACTCTTTACGCTAGAGTAAAAGCTGAAGCTAAACGTAAATTCAAGGTTTATCCTTCTGCTTACGCTAACGCATGGCTTGTACGAGAGTACAAAAAGCGTGGCGGTACTTATCGAGTGGAGAAAAAACGTGGCAAGAAGTAGTGGCGGTCTTACCCGTTGGTTTAAAGAAAACTGGGTTGATGTAAAAACTGGTAAACCTTGTGGTCGTCAAAAAGGCGAAAAAAGAGGCTATCCAGCTTGCCGACCTAGTAAACGTGTATCAAGTAAGACACCTAAGACTACTGGAGAAATGTCAAGTGCTGAAAAAGCAAGATTTAAGCGTGAAAAAACTGGTAGTGCTAAGATAAAGTATCAACATAGACGTAAAAAAACCACCAAAAAGAAAAAATGATTGAAATTACAGATGAAATGCTCGATGTTATCGAGAAAGTGAAAGGAAAACGAAATCCTGCACTTTGGGATAACAGATGTGAACAATATATGAGAAATAACAAGAAAGGTACTGTAAAAAAGTCAACAACAAGTTAAACTATCTATAAATACTCTTTTTTCTCTTTAGATCATGGCATTTTTTCGTGGTGAAGAAGGCTCTGTAAAATTTAAAAACGGATCTGGAACTACTGAAGCAATCGTATCTACTACTGGTTGGTCATTAGATACAACAAAAGACACATTAGATGTAACTGCTCATGGGGCAACATCAAGATCATTTGTTGGTGGATTAATTTCTGGATCTGGAACTATTGATTTTCTTTATACAGCAGCTAGTGGTAACGAAACTGCAAACTTATTAGCTGATGTTTTAACAACAGAAGATGCTGGTGATGCACAGTTTGAATTATTTTTAGATACCTCTGGAAGTAAAAAAGTAAGTTTTTCTGGAATTGTTACAGGATCAACTTTAACTGCTACAACAGGTGATTTAGAAACAGTAAGTGTGAGTTTTGTTACCTCTGGTGCTATCACCAACGCTGCATAATGCCAAAAGGTTCTTATTCAGTAAAGCAACGAAAACTTGCTGCTGTTGCTCCACCACGAGATAAGATTACGGCTACTGATCTTAAAAAATTACGTTCTAAGAAAAAAAAGAAAAAGAAGTGAAACTTACTCCTCGCCAAAAAACTTTATTGTCTAAGCACTCTGAGCATCATAGTGCAAAGCACATGGAGTTTATGAAAAGGCGAATGAGAGCAGGAGATACCTTCACTCAAGCCCATAAAAAGGCACAGGCAAAGGTGGGCAAATGAGAAAGAAACGTAAACAAGTAAATTTAAGTGTAGGCAGGGGAGAAAAGTCTAAAACTGGTGGATTAACTGCAAAAGGTCGTGCGAAATACAACCGTGCCACAGGTAGTAATTTAAAAGCACCAGTTACAGGAAAAGTAAAACCTGGTAGTAAAGCAGCCAAAAGACGAGCATCTTTCTGTGCAAGGATGAAGGGTATGCCTGGACCAATGAAAAAACCTAACGGGCAACCTACTAGAAAAGCGTTAGCATTGAAAAAATGGAGGTGTCGTTAAATGACATACGCATTACCAGGAATGCTGAAAACCAGTATTACTGCAACTACATACATTGGTAGTACTGATAGTCCTTTTACTCGTAATCGTGCTGTATTAGACATGATAAAGGGTTGGGAAATAATGAAAGCTGTTAGTGAAGGTACAGAATATTTAAGAGAGAATAGCGAAGCATTTTTACCATTAGAGCCGAGAGAAGATTATGACGCTTATCTTGCAAGGGTAAATAGATCAGTATTTAGCCCTTTTACACAAAGATTAATAAGAGCAGCTACAGGTCTTGTATTAAGAAAACCAATAACACTTATAGGTGATCCTTATTGGACTGAAATGTTTAAAATGGATGTTGATGGTTGTAAATCGGATTTAGATGAATATGCAAGAAGATTATTAATGTGTTCTCTTACTTATGGCCAAAGTCATATTCTTGTTGATTATCCTGCACCTGGAGGGGCTGTTAGTTTAGCTGAAGAAAGATCACAAAACCGTAGACCTTATTGGATAGAAATAGATCCTACTAATATTTATGGTTGGAGGTTAGATAGAGAATCTAATTATGGAAATCTTATACAGGTTAGAATTGCGGAAAAAGCTGTATTGCCTGATGGTGCTTTTGGTGAAAAAATATATGATCAGATGAGAGTGATAGAACCTGGTCGTTATCGTGTTTTTAGAAGAAAACAAACTGTTGAAGATATGTATGAAGAAAATGATGGAACATATGCAGGTAATATGCAGGGCACACCAAATGAAAAGGATTTTGAATTAGCTGAATCAGGGCAATTTTCTTTAGGTGAGATACCTTTAGTCACTATTTATTCTGGCAAAGTAGATAATATGACAAGCAAACCTCCTTTACTGGACATTGCTTATTTAAATCTTGCACATTATCAAAGACAGGCTGATTTAATACATAGTTTGCACGTTGCATCTCAACCAATGCTGGTGATGGAAGGCTATGATGATCAGACTAAAGACCTTGCTATTTCTGTTAATTATGCGATGGCAACTCAGCCAGGTAATAAAGTTTATTATGTAGAACCTGCAAGTAGTGCTTTTGATGCACAATCTGCTGAGATAAAAGAATTACAAATGCAAATGGCAACTCTTGGTATTAGTACATTAAGTCAACAAAAATTTGTAGCAGAATCAGCAGATGCTCGTAGGCTAGATCGTGTGGACACAAATTCTATGCTTGCAATGGTTTCTATGGAATTAGAGCAAAAATTACAGAAAGCATTTAATTTATCTGCTGAATATGTAGGAATTGAGCCACCAGAAGTAAAGATTAGTAGAGATTTTGATATTGAGAGGTTAATTGGACAGGATATTACAGCTTTGACATCATTATTCGATCAACAAGTCATTGATAGAGAAGAATTTAGAGATATTTTGGTTCAGGGAGAAGTGCTACCTTCGGCTAATGAAGCCAAATCTGAATAGTTTGTTACAATTAGGATCAAGTACATATAACTTATGGGCAAACATCTTGATTATGTTCAGCAAGCTGATGGAACATACAAGTGGGAACTTGCAGAAATCCCTGCGGTAAAATCAACTTCTCCTGTAAAGGAAGAGAAGAAAAAACCTGCTGCAAAGAAAACTACTACTACAACTACTACAACAAAAGAATAATTTATGGCAATCGAAGAAAAAGTAGTTCAGCCTGAGTCCGTGACTCCTGCTGATCAGTCCGTGACTGAAACTCCTTCACAAACACAACCACAAGCACCAAATCTTGATTCTGTTAAAACACAGTATGAAGAACAAATTAAAGCTTTAAAAAAAGAATTAGCTGAAAAAGAAGAAGATCGTTTAGGTGTGAAACGGAAGTTAAATGAGGTTTATCAACAAAAAGAAAATGAACGTAAACAAGAATTAGAAGATCAAGGACAATGGAAAACCCTTTGGGAAGAAGCTAATAAAACTGCACAAGATAAAGATGCACAGATCAGTAATTTATCTCAACAGCTAGAAGATTTAAAAACTTCTAATGAAGTTGCCACTACAAAACAGACAGCACTTGCAGCTATCAGTAATCTTAATGCTATTAATGCAGAACAAACTTTATCTTTACTACAAGGTAAGTTGCAAAGAAACGCTGAAGGTAAAGTAGTAATCATAGATGGCGGTGTAGAGCAGGATCTAAATGCTTATCTCACAAGTCTTAAAAACCCTGGCAGTGGTTGGGAACATCATTTCAAACCAAGTACTGCTGCTGGAATGGGTGCAAAACCAAGTCCCGTTGGAAATGTGTCGGGTAATTCAGAAAATCCTTGGAAGACTGGCAATTTGACGCAACAGCTTATAATGGAGAATGAGAACCCCGACCTCGCAGCCGTGCTGAAGAGAGAGGCTCAAACAAAATAGTTAGTTTCCGTGAAACTAATGCCTTAGTCCGTGATTAGGGTATCGCAAAAGTAACAAGGAGATCTGAATGGCTGCTCCATTTCAGAACTATTCGGGCGGTGTCCTATTAGCGGACATCGTAAAGAGAAATAATCTCAGCACATACGTTTCCGAAGCTATAAAAGAGCGTAGTGCATTTTTACAATCTGGTGCTATCACTCGTAACGCATTATTAGATGCAAGCGAAGGTGGTACAAGAATACAGGTTCCTGAGTTTAACCCAATCGCTCCAACAGAAGAAATTCTTACTGGTGCTTCAAACTGGGGTACATCTACTGCTGGTTATCTAACACCACAGAAGATTGGTACAGGAACACAGATTGCAACTATCTGTCATAGAGCATTTGCTTATGCTGTAGACGATATTGCAGTTTTAGCTGCTGGTGAAGATCCAATGGGTCACATCAGAAATCAGCTTGCAGATGCAATTAACAAATTAAACAACGCTAGATTGTTCTCACATTTAGCTGGTTTATTTGGAACTGCACTTTCAAGCAACAAACTAGAT